ATAGCAAATGTTATTAAAACTATCTGGGAAGGTGTAAAGACGGGATTTGCTTTTCTATGGGAAGTGATTAAAGCTATCTTTATCAGTGCTTGGACTATTATTTCATCTATTGTTCAAACTTATATAAATATAGTTACAGCCGTTATTAGCGTTGCCTGGCAAGTTATTCAGACTGTGACAACTACTGTGTGGAATGCTGTATCTGGGGTTATAAGTACAGTTTGGAATGGTATAGTCAGCTTTCTAAACCCCATTATTCAAGCAATAGGGAATACAATTACTACTGCATGGAATACTATAAAATCTGTTACAACAACGGTGTTTAATGCAGTTTCTTCAATAATAAATACTGTATGGAACTCAATAGTGAATTTTATTACCCCAATTATTAATTCCATAGTAGCTGCTTTGACCACAGCTTGGAATACCATAAAATCAGTGACAAGTACTGTATGGAATGCTATACAATCAGCTTTAAATGCAGTCTGGAATGGAATAAAGAATACCACTACATCTGTTTGGAGCTCTATTTCAAGTTTCTTTTCAAGTATGTGGAGCGGGGTATCAAGCCTTTTTACAAATGCTGTTAATGGTATTAAAAATACTGTATCCAATGTATGGAGTAGTATTTTATCAGTTACAACTAGTATTTGGAATAATATTAAATCTGCAATAATGACTCCAATAAATACTGCAGTGAATTTTGTGAAGGAGCAGTTAGATAAAATAAAGGGCTTTTTTGATAGGCTGGATATCAAATTTCCTCATATTAAACTGCCACACTTCAGTATTAAAGGTGAATTCAGCTTAAATCCTCCAAGTGTACCGCACTTAGGTGTAGATTGGTATGCAAAGGGAGGTATATTTAATAGACCTAGTATAATTGGTGTCGGTGAAGCAGGAACTGAAGCTGTACTTCCTATTGATAGATTAGATGATCTTATGGCAAAAGCAATTGAAAAAGCAAAAGGAGGAAGTGGCAGTGGATTAACACTTCATATAGAAAACTTCATTAATAATACAGAGAAAGATATAGAGCAGCTTGCTTATGAACTTGAATTTTATAGGCAGAGAGTAGCAATGGGAAGAGGAGGTGCTTAGGATGCTTAGTTTTAATTTTGGTGGTAAAAATAGCTTTACTGACTATGGAATTTTAATAACTAAAAGACCCTCCATTCCTTCTCCTAAAAGAAGAATAACCAATGTTGTAGTTCCAGGAAGAAATTCAAGTTTGAGATTTGATGAAAATACTTATGAGGATATTACAATAACAGTTGAATGTTCTTTAAAGGAAGGAAGCCTTCCTAATAAAATAGATGATATAAAAGGTTGGCTTATAGGCACAGGAGAAAGCAGCTTGATTTTTGACTTTCAAACAGATAGAAGGTATGTAGCACAAGTAGTTAATGCTATTGATTTTACTCAAGCTTATAAATACTTTTCTAAGTTTGTTATTGTTTTTAACTGCCAGCCTTTTAAATATGCTGTAAATAATAGTGCTATAAATTTAATTTCAGCAGGTAAAGTAACAAATCCAGGTACTATATACTCTGAACCTATAATTAAGGTTGTGGGAAATGGAGACATCACCTTGAATATTCAATCTCAAACTATAAAATTCAAAGGAATAACAGATCATATTATTTTAGATAGTCCTCAGCAAAATGCCTATAATCAAAGTGGAGAAAACCTAAATAGTAAGGTTACAGGAGAATTTCCTGTTTTATCTGTTGGAGATAACAGCATCTCTTGGAGTGGTAATGTCTCAAAGGTAGAAATCACTCCAAATTGGAGGTGGCTATAGTTTGATTCGTGTTTATGATAGAAGGACTTTAAAAGGGAACTTTGACAATAATGGTTTAGCTGTTTTACACGAGTGCATCCTCTTAGAAATAACAGAAGAGTTAAATGGGCAATACGCTTTAGAATTAGAGTATCCCGGTAATTCTAAAAAGGTTCAGTATTTACAAGAGTTCAATATACTTAAAGTTAATGAACAGTTATTTAGAATATATAAGGTAGAAAAAGTACAGGCCAGTGATAAAAGGATTAAGGTTTACGCAAACCATATCTTTTATGACATGGCCTATTATTTTATAGAAGATGTAAGAGCAGAAAATGCACCAGTAAAAACTGCAATGCAAAAAGCTCTAGTCAATGATTTATCTTTAATTTATGAAGTAGATAGTGATATTGTAGTTGCTAATACACTTTATATGGTAGAAATAAGTCCGGTTGAAGCGTTTTTCAAAATTATAGATAGATGGGGACAAGGAGAACTTTTAAGAGACAATTACACAGTTAAAATTCTAAAGCAAATGGGGAATGACACTGGAGTATTGATAAAGTATGGAAAGAATATTCAAGGATTGAAGGTTACTGTTGATACAACGGAAGTAGTAACAAAGCTTTATCCTAAAGGAGCTGGAGGAGTTAGGCTAAAAGAAAAATATATTAGTGTTCCTAATTGGGATAGCAGTAGTTATCCTCCATTTCCGATTATAAAAAAAGTAGAAATTAATGACGCAGGTGATGAAGTAACCTTAAGGAAGATGGCTACAGATTTAGCCAATGTAATAGGATTAAGTACAGTTAATATTCAGGTGGACTTTATTGAACTTAGTAGAACTAAGGAATATACACAATATAAACAACTTGAAACTGTAAAGGTTGGAGATATTGTTACTGTAAGGCATAGTGAGTTTAATGTAGATGTTAAGGTAAAGGTAATTAAAACAAAGAAGGATGTATTAACAGGCTTAAATACTAAAGTTGAACTTGGACAGCCCTTAAAGGATTTAACTAATACAATGGACCCTAGTTCTTTGCTTAAAACTGTAAAAGATGATTTAGGAAACCAAGTAGCACAAGCTTTAAGTTCTATGCTTTATTATGCAAGTCCACAGGTTTTAACTATTAATACATCAGTGCAGCAACCTATATATTTAGGGGTTACTGCAATAGCTAATACCAATCTTACATTACTTTTATCTATTTACGGTGTTGCAAGCCAAGTGTGCACTTTAACAATGAAAATACAACTTGATAATACGGATATAACTTTCACGCCAAAAACAAAACTGCAGCAAGGAGACAACATCATAGGGATACCTCTTGGAATTCCACAAGTAGCAGCGGGAGCACATTATGTAGGGGTATTTCTTAGTGTTGATGCTGGAACTTTTACAATACCGATATGGAATTTGCAGCTTATGATTGATGGTAGAAATCTTCAAGGTGGACTTAATGCGGAGCCGCCACACGCAGAAGTTAAAGATTCACAAGCATTTGTTGCTATGCACAGTATGTATTTCAATTTGCTAAGAGGAAATACATTTAGAAATATGATTATAGATCAGCCAATTAACCAATCAGGAAATACAAATCCTAATAATCCTGCTTTGAGCAGCAGTCAAAGAATTGCAATAAATACAATCACAGCAAATAAAAATCAGACAACATCCTATTTTATAAGTCAAATAAAGTATGGAGTTATATGGGATGTGATTCCTGTTTTGAGTAACCAATATTTATATAATGCATCTGACTTAGCGATAGACAGTAATGGAATGTATTTTTTAAGTACAGTTCCTGCAGCTGAATTTACAAAGCTTGAAGATCCAATCACCGATGGAGTAATTTTCTCAGCACCAATGGCAGATGCATCAAAGTGGTCTTATATAGAAACATTGGAGGTGAAGTAATATGCCAGCAATAAGCACACAGCTTTCAGCCTTAGGAAACACAGGAATGACTAGGCTTGGAACTACTAATGATGATACTACGGTAAATATTGCTATGGGAATGACAATGAAATATGGAGGAGCAGATGTAACTACCATTTATACAAGTGGTAACAGCTGGGTTGGCTTTGGAAGTAGTACACAGCATTTAAATATAAATAATAGAGATGCAAGTTACAATGCTCTTTATTATAAACTTGAAACTTTGTACGGTCAGACTTGTTTTAGGCTTAGATTTGAAGGAAATACTTCCTACAGCTCTTGGGGGGCTAATAACTTAGTTTGGGAGTTAATATGCTTTTCTGATGGCGGAATGACATTAATTATAGTAAGAAATGATGGCGGAGGTACAAGTAACTTTGATTCAAAAGGCAATGGAACAATAAGTTATGGTTGTCAAACAGGAAAAAGCTATGCGTTAACACCAACTTCTAATAGTGGAGGTATCAACTATTCAATTTCAGAAGGACAGTATATGCCAGCAATAATAAAATATTTGGTTCAGGATGGGACTGAAATAAAAGCATATTATGAATCAGAAGGACAATTTAAAAAGGTAGGTGATACACCTGCAACCCCACAAATGTTTAGAGATTTTGGAAATGATAAGCCGCATCCAACAAGGGTGGGGATTGTTAATCCAACTCCTACATTACTTATGTGGTGTGATTTTGCCACCATGTATGATACAAATCCACCTCCAAAGATATATCAGACAGGTGTACCTCATCCAAAGCTTGTAAAAATGGCAAATGATGAATTCTTTAATGAAGCCTATATAATAGGAATAGTAAAAGCAACCCTTCAAGTAACTTGCAGTGGAGCAAGTGTTTTAAAGTTTGCACTAAGTGAAAATGGCGGAGTTACATGGAAAGCTTGGTATAACAACGCTTGGGTTTCTTTAGATATAAGTAATATGCAGGATGTAAAAGACAGAGGGATGACTAAAGCAACTCTTGAAGCAATAACCGAAGCGCAATGGACAAGTTTGGGGTTAAGTAATAAGAAAATAAGATTTGCATGGTATATGGAGCAAGTTAATTTAAACAGTCCAGTTATAGTAAGACAGATAAAGTTAGATTATAAAACACAGGGGGTGTAATCGGTGAAGTTTAGGGAAAGTGTGGCTTACAGTAAAGATTTTACAACAGGTAGAAAGCTTGAAGTAGTAAAAAATAAGCCTATTGCAGTACCAACAAAAGGTGTATTTACTGTAGAGCTATTTGATGCAATAACAGGTGAGAAGACCTATGAAGCTAAAAGTGAAAATAGGATATCAGCAGTATTTGCAAATGCAGCCTACTTAGATGGGTACTTCTATAAAATACTAGATAACACTGTGAATAATGATATTTACAGATGTTACAATAGCCAAGGTTATGGCCCATGCAATGTACTAGCATTAACTGATGGAGATATTCCAGAAGATCCTTATGATTATTGGATGTGGGGAAACGTAATAGGATACTGTGATTTGTGGCAGAATTATGCCGGCTCAAATACAAGGAGAGGAAACAGGAATGCAAATGAATCAACTAGACCTGCTACCTATGCTAATGGTAGTGGAACAATATTAAATTCAGTAACTAGGCATTGGGTAGTGGATTTTCCTACAAGTGCAGGCAATGGGACTTTTAAAAGTATTTATTTAACTGGCTATGGCAGCATGGAAAGTGGTGGTTATGGATATCCGCAGTACAATTGGCTTTATGATAAAAAGTGGCTTAAGGCAGGAAATTCTAGTGCTAGTTTAGGAACTCACAGCGTTGCAACAGATGAAACTTATTTTTATGCACTGCAAGTTGATTCTACGAAGGTATATTGTTGGGATAAGAGAACTTGGGTGGCCCAAGCTGATAAAGCACTTCCAGCCAATGCAAGAAGCATTTGTTACGATAAATACACTCAAACCTTTTGGATTCTGCATACAGATGGAACCTTTAAAAAGCTAGATAAGAATTTACAAGTGGTGCAAACCTATGGCAGGAGTGCAGCAATGGACACTGTTGATGGTACAACTATGACAACCTCAAGATATTTCTGGGATATATGCGTTACAGAAAGCAATGTCCTATACACCTTCTATACTTATAATTCTAATCAGTCAATATGTAAAACTGTAATGGCTGTATACAATAAGGATGGAACTTTTGTCAAAAACATTACTATTCATAGTTCAAGCGGATACAATGCTACGGTGTTTGAAATCCCTAACAATAAACTAATGGTTGTAGCAAATGGTATTCATATAGTTTTTAATAAAAATGATTTAAGTATCTATAGCAATAGCCATAGCGGAAATAATACAGGTCAATGGAGTAGTGGTAGTGACTATTGTAGATGGGATTTTGATTTAAATATTGTATGCAGGTATTGGACAAGTAGTTATGGGTATATAGGTTTTAGCTGGGTTGTTCCAGCGGGAGCACATACTCTCCTTCCAGAGCCTGTTACTAAAACTCCAACTAACACAATGAAAATTCAATATGATCTAACTGTGGATTATGTATATCCATTAGATATGCCGCCACATTAAAATAATAAATTCAGGAGGAGAAAGTGATGAAGAATATACTAAATACTATGCAACTAATTTTTACCGCCTTGGGAGGATATATAGGGTGGTTCTTGGGAGGAGTTGATGGCTTTATGTACGCACTGATTACCTTTGTTGTCATTGATTATGTAACAGGCCTCATGGTAGCAGTGCTAGAGAGAAAGCTATCAAGTGAGATTGGATTCAGAGGGATTTTCAAAAAGGTCTTAATCTTTGTAATGGTGGGGATAGGAAACATAGTAGATGTTCATTTGATTAAAAACGGTAGTGCAATTCGTACTGCTGTTATTTTTTTCTATGTTTCAAATGAAGGTATAAGCATTATAGAAAATGCAGCTAAGATAGGCTTACCAATACCACAAAAATTAAAGGATATTTTAGAACAGCTAAATAAGGAGGAGAAGAGTAATGGCTAGATTATGTTTTGATTATGGGCATGGTGGAGGAGATCCAGGAGCAACTTATAATGGCAGAAAGGAAAGCAATGATGTTCTAACCTTAGGTAGAGTTGTAGCAGAAGAGGTAAGAAGGCATGGAGTTACAGTTGATGAAATAAGAACGACCGATGCTACAGTAAGTCTTGGAGAAAGAAGTGATTTTGAAAATAGAAATACTTATGACTATTTCATATCCTTTCATAGAAATGCCTTTCAGCCAGAAAAGGCTAGAGGTGTTGAAACCTATACTTATTTAAATCCAGGAGCAAAATCAAAAGGTTTGGCTCAAAGGATACAAACATCTCTTGCAGCATTGGGGTTTGCAGATAGGGGTGTTAAAGAAGCTAATTATCATGTGTTAAGAGAAACCAAGGCTCCAGCAGTGTTAATAGAGATAGGTTTTATTGATAACACAGGGGACAACAACTTATTTGATGCAAAAAGAAATGAAATAATAAAGGCATTAGCAAAAGCAATCTTGGCACAAGTAGGGATTGATTACATTGAAGCTTCAGCACCAACTCAATCAGAAAATGGTCAAACTCTTTATAGAGTTATGGCAGGTTCATATTCAGTAAGAGAAAATGCTGAAAATCAAGTACAGAAGTTAAAGGCAGCAGGCTTTGATGCAACAATTATGATATTTAATAAGTAGTAATTTTATAAATAACGATATAAATTGCCTGTTGGAGTTTAATCGCTCCTTCAGGCTTTTTTTATTTGCAC